ACCGATACATCTACATTTTGTCCAGGGCGCCCTAATTGTCGGTTCAATTCCATTCGTTTGGCTTGATTTGTTTTAATGTCTTCTCGGACTCTTATTTCTTCAATACGCAAAGCCTCATGACGCTTATCTAAATTATTAATTAATAATTGACGATACATTTCATTGTTTTGATCGGTTACTTTAGTTATAGTCATGCGATATATTTCTAATCAAAAATCAAAATCTGACTTATGGCGAGAGTCATAAAATTTAAAATGTAAGGTATATCCAAATAAAGAAAACTCACAGTCTACACCTGGGTGATCGGTTTGCACATACCAATAAAAATGAAATCCTACAAGATATGAATATTTATATAGTTCTAATTCAATAAATTTATTTTTAAATGGAGTTCCGTAACCGCGACTCCATAAATTTTTAAATTTTCCAGCCCAAGGATTATGGATTTTAAAATCAATATTTAATAGCATCATAATTATTACTCAATAACTGTAGGAACATTTTGCCACACAGTGGCTGTTTCTTTTAAACCTGTTACGGAACCAATATGATTAGATTCATATGAACTATAATCATATTGAACTACTTTGGTGCGGTATTGTAATATCGGTTTCATTGCAACATATCCTACAGGCCCCGGGTCATGCGAACCAGGACTCTTGATAAGCCACCTCAATTCAAAACTTACCATGATAATTTATCCAAATCAAAATTACCAGATTCTTGAGTGAATCTCATATTAATATCCAATTCATTTAGAATATCATCATTTTTATCAATAGTGTCATCAAAACCTACACCTGAAAATGATTTAGTTTTCCGAGCACCATATTTTAAATATGCATATTTAACTTTTGGTTTTTTTCTAACAACAATAACAGCAATGTCATCTAATGCTACAAGTTTTTTATTCATTTTAAAAAGTATTAAGGGTTGGTTGCATACTTGCAATAAGTACTCGTTCACGTTGGTGTGCTGGCTTTCTACCACGCACAATTTCAATAACCTCATATTGCCACATAGAGGAATTTAAATTTCTTAAGGCTTCACATAGAGCCCAATTTTTATTTTCACATTTTGCTCGGCTGATATGTTTTTGCCAGCGAACTTTTACAGCCCGCACATAAGCATGACCTTTTGCAACAGTCAAGCCAATGTAAGAATCGCCGGTGTCTACACAAGTCACCTTGTATAGCACATGGTTTCGGTCTGACCGAGGTTTACGATTTAATGTAATCATTTTTAAGATTCCGAATGAATTCGTGAACCATTGACAAAGGAATATCAACTCCTAAATCCAATGAAACCGCTTTTTTTGTTTCTAACGGAGTAAAACCAGCAGCCAACATTTCCTCAATGGAAAGGGCAAGATTAGACATAGCGGACATTAAGGATTCCAGTAAAAAAGGTCAAGAATAAGCACAATAACCGAAAAAAATGCAACTAAGCGGAACAAAAAAACTTCTAGGGGCGAATACATATAAATTCTCTATTTCTAAGACTCTATTCTAACAGGTCTACAGGAAAAGTCAAGCATTATTTTGAATTTGTTGCAAAAAAACAACGCACCAGGACGCTCTAGGAGCGTTTTTTCGTCTTTTTGACACTAAAGTACTCATTGCCCGAAAAAATACGCTCTCCGGCTCGGTTTGAGTGATGAAAACGACATTTTTACAGTGTAAATTGCTTGAGAACCTCGGCCGCATCGGGATAATTCAGGTCATCCTGAATTCCTGTGTAAACTTGCTCAATTGCTGCTAAAACCATGAGGTTTTTAATTGTTTTAGCCTCTTGCCGCCTCGCTTTAGTCGGTAAATTCCGAATAAATGCATCAGCGTCCTTGCCATCTTCAAATTCCCACAAAATATTTGCAATAACGCACTGGGATTCAGTCAAACCTGGAATAGTAATCTCAATCATAATTTTTTCTCGTTTAATGTACTGAACTAAAATCTGTTTTACTGAAATTCTTCCAATTTCCTTGGTAAATAATTTTATCATCGCAATTTTTTATTACAGTGATGGAATTATCGGATACATGATACTCATACTCTTGACCACAATCCTTACTTTCGGTAGAATGAATGTAAAAACCGCCAACAGAATTCTTAAAATGTGCAACCAACTGAGCCGCTAAACAGCTCATGCCGTTTGCAGTTCTTTTTCCTTTAGTTTCTTTAGAAATACCATTTGTAATTTCTAAACCCTTCAGAAATTCTCCAAGCTCTTTCCCATGACCTTCAGGATATCCATCATACTGGCGGTACAGGTTTAAGATAGGTTGTTTATTATCATTATAAACAAATGTAAGACAACGTGTGCCCATGTTTTTTCCAATGTGAAGTAATTAAGACTCTATTATAGCAAAAACCACAAAAAAGTCAAGAGATATTTTTATTCGTGTTGTTTTCATACAACATCACAAATTAATTTTTCTTTGGTTTAGGTGGAAAATCAGGAAATGTATTCCACGGCTGATTGTAGTATTGGTCTATGTCCTGAGGTCCACCTTGGTCTACCCATAGCTTGGCGATAGTGATTACAGGATTACCGTCCACTATGCAATATCTGACAAGGTGTGCAGCATGGTCATATGTGCCATCAGGTACCCAACTGAACATTCTAAATTTTATTCCTTGGGATAATTCCATATTACCCACACTAAAAAACATAAGATGAAACCAGCAATTAAACCACATGCAAAAAGCATTATTTAATTCCTAAAGTTTCTGGGCTATGGTCTAAACTATCACTCTGCGGGTCAGAATAAAATGCTGAATCTTCATCACGAATTGTTACACACAAATCACTGTGGTTCAAATCATAATCTGTGAATTGTTGATTCTCATCATACACCCGAAACATCATTCCATTTCCAGATCGTATGATATGTCCAGTGACTCCGTTAGCTAATTTAATTTTCATTATCGTTCCTTTATTAATGACTTTTTAACAAAAATTTATTTGAAATTGCTTTGAATGAACATTGCATAGTCGTACTTTTAAACACAAGACCTTCACGTTCAGCGCCAGCATCCCATGCATGACCAATCATTCCTATAACTGATTTACCTTCCGCAAATTTCAGAATTTCTTCAATACTATTGATGCCTAATGTATCATACAATTCAGCACCAGATGCAATCACCGGTACATGTTTGATATTGTGCTCCTCAACAAATGCTAACCGTTCAGTTGGAGTAAAATATTTACTAGCATCAATATCATATATATCAAACAAGAAAAAATCTTGTCCTTTTATCTTGTAAGGATTGCCTTGAATACCTTCTCCGATTAACTCGCCCTGTAGTGCAAGATTACGATTGACTGCTCGGAGTTTTATTTCAAACTCATTCCGTACCGCAACATTCCACAGGCTGTTTGTTTCACTTGGCTTGAGGTCAAGATTACGGCTACACACACCAAAATCTCCGTCACGCAGGTATACGGTCATTGAAGAGCCATCCAGCTTTTCAGTAACTTCCCATCGGTGTTGTTCTCCGAGCCAGTAATCAAATTCTTCTTTTAAGTTTTGTACTCGTTCTTGGTCAGTCTTTTGAATCCAACTTGGGAACAAGCCTTTAATTTCTCCAGCCAGTTGTGCAGGAATTGGTGCCTCGTATTTGACAATGCCCAGCGGAAATGATACATCAAGCCCTTCAGACAATTCCGATTCTACCATAGTCAATGTAGATAACGGCAGTAACAGCCCTTGGCTCAATTGCCCACGCAATTTGATTGTACGCAGCCGTTCGCCCTTGACTTCATTGTAAACCCGAGGAAAGTTTCCTTTTGATAGAAACGGTGCCACCTCATGAGGAATCCAAGAATCTATTTCGCAGTAAACCGCGAGGTCGCCTTCTTTGAATTCACCTTTTTTAACTACGCAGGTCCATCCACCGATGGTTGCACATTCAATAGCATCAGCATCCGGAATAGGACGCACGGCATCAATTCGCCGAATGCTTGCTAATTTTCTAACGGTTTTTGTATTCATATATGAATTATAACATCAATTGCTTTTTTTGTCAAATGTCATTGTTGTTTTTTAGCAACAATTAAATTATATTTTTTCTCCACAATGTGGGCAAAGTTTTGTTGCAACCTGTCGCATTTCTTTTAGCGTTTTGTTTAGTTTCCTAGCATCAGCAACAATTCGTTTAATAGTTTTTTTATCCCGTTCATGTTTAACTTTACTCAATTCTGCTTTAAGGTGTAACTTCATTTTATTCAAGCGACCTTCAAAGATTTCAATGAAGCCTGTTACACCGGTTGAAGAATGTGAATTCATGCATCTTCCGCTCTATGAGCCGCACATGCAGTTTTAATCCACCCGCCTTGAGTTTGCGTACCTGGTAAGCCGCATTCTTCACACGTAACTCCACTCATGCTTTCGGCTAGTGTTACCATGCCGTCAATATAATCATCTCCGCCTGAATAGTAAAAACGTAATGTACCAAACTTTTCTTTAACTTGATTTAGTGTGACTTGATGCACTACCTCACCATTCTTATTTTTCCAATCAATGTGATGTTGGATATTACCCATCAACTGGTCTAGAATATTAAACCAACCATCACCGCATTCAAAGCCCCAACACATACAGGTTTCCATCATGGACTTTTCTCGGTTGACCATCATCTTTGGATACCGTTGGCACAATAGTTCATCTAATTTTTCATTCATTATTATTCCTTGAAAAGGACTTAATGACTACTTTTAATGCATCAATTAATTGAATATCACTAGCTACGTCATCTGGATGTAACCATACACCATCTGGATTATCTTCCGTGCGTGGATTCTTACGCCAAACAGTTAGCACTTTTGTAAGATGACTTTTGTATTCTTTCAAATTTAGCAAGGTAATACGGTCTGCTGTTTCACCATCTAATGTAATGGGCCCAATACGCTTGTTCATGTTTTTTTCTCCGACTTGTTTTTTACCCACAGACAATCAAAAAATATTCTCATTGCCAACCGTACAAACCAATTAGGCACTCTACCCCTTCGCGGTATATAAATCATTCCAATGCTTCCTGGTCTATTTCCAAACAAATAGCATTGCCACTCAGACGATTCTGGCGTTTTGATAAATTCATATTTGCTAGTAATTGTCTTGAAGGAATCGGGGTTTTTTATATCAACCGTATATTGACCAGAATCTTCATTCATTCTTGTTTTCCGTAGAGTTGATTATCTTCTACGAATGCAATCAATGCATGAGTTTGAAATTTAACCTGTTCTTCAGTCAGTTTTAAATTGTATGCATCACTTAGGATATGCAACACTTCGTGCCACAATGCAATCTTTTTAGTTTGTTCACTAAAATGATTACCAATCCAAATCTCTTGGTCATTGAATCGTGCAAGACCAATAGTGCCTTGCATTTCTTCCGCTGTCTTATACAAGACATTATATGTTAATCCACAAATTTTTAATTTCATAATTCTACTCCTAAATCGGTTTGGTATCTATGCATCAATCGGTCAAATGCTGGAAATGCAAGTTCTTTCCTGTTGATTTCAATGCATTCTTGAATTATTAACATTGCAAACTTTTCCTCATCTAACACCCAATACTCACCAGATAATTCAGTTTTAGGAAAATGTTTTCTTGCTTGTTCAGCCAGATGTTTGGCCAGATGTTTAATTCTCCAGTTCATGTATTTAACTCACGTAACCGGTTTTCTGTCCATGCAACCGCTTGATGGATTGCGTATGGCCTATCGTCAATCTTCTCCCAGTCTTCGGGTGTCAGCCCTACCCACGGGCGACCTGTTACCAGTTCCTGCTTTAGTTGTTCAGCGAGAGTGTTTTGATATTCTTCATTTTGGCAGGTCGGCCATTTGCATTGTGTTTCCTGTTTTGGCTGTGCTGCTTTCCACTCCGCAACAAAGGCAATTGCGTCTAACCCGTATTCGTCAAGGATTTTCTTGACTAACACCCACTCGGAAGGTGGCTGTGCTGAAATACGAACAGTCCTTGTTCCGTCAGCATGATACGCCACCACATCTTCCACAGGCTCTTGCTCTGGCTGCTCCAGTGCTTCGTGCAGGGAGGTGATGGCTTGTTTGCCAACAGGAAATGGCATTGCTTTGTCAATATTCTCTAGCGCCTCCAGCGCCTG